TCTTGCCGTCGCCACCTTTGTCGTCCTTGTTATCGTCGGACGCACCATCGTCTTGCTTGCCGTCGCCTTTGTCTCCGGCGTCGCCACCATTGGCGTCATTGAACTCGCGATAAAAGCAGCGAGAGCTGAGAGGAGATGAACAGAGAGGTGAAAGAACGGAGGTGCCGTATGGCATGATGATGGGGGTAGTAGATACGGATTTCGCCGGGCTGGACGTTGCGCTTGTCCAGGGAAGCGGGCTGAGGTTTTACGACTCTCAGGAGGTCAAAGAAAAAACGGCGCGACCCGAGGGCCGTCCGTTTCTGTTGGGAATGATACACCCGCTCCGCAAGGGGCGCAAATCAGACCGACTCACGAGCGTAGCGGATGGCCTTTTCGTACAGATCGGGCCGTTCCCGTTTGAGCTGCTCGAAGCTCACGGGTTGGGGCACGTGCCTGCAACGCGGGTGCGTGCTTTGCGGAGGTAATGGATCATGGAGCAAGTCGATGTACTTCTTCCGCTCCCATACGTTGCACACGTCAGGGCCGTCGATGTCCGGGGACAGTTTCGGGAAGATGGCATACCGACGCCCCGAGGCAAGCATTTGATTCTTGGCTCCCAGGCTGTACGCCGTCACGTTCTGCGTGCGGATCAGCATGTCCGTGTAGTCTTCGAGCGACCATCTCCGACCGGCGCCGTTCCCGGCACGAAGCACGGTCACGCCACGCTTCTTGAGGTCCGCGAGCAGGTCGCGCTGGGTCCGCGCGCGCGAGGCGCCTTGCACGAACCCCTTGAAGATGCGTTCCTGCATGCGGCGGCGTTCCAGGGCGGCACGCTTCATGCTCCGATTGAGCCCCACCATTGTCGTGCCGAAGTCCGCCCACGCCTCCTCCACGAAGACGTTCACCATCTCTTCCGGCACGCCCGCGAACGATACGGCAAACTCGCGCTCGCCGAAGTCCTTGATCGCTTGGTACGTCTCCTTCGCCCCCGCGTTCATGATCTTCGGCAGTTCGCGTTCTGCCCAGCGCCGTGCCCGTTCGTCCAGGCGATCAATCACACGGTCGATGACCCTCACCTGCTCTCGGCGAAAGGAGCCGAACGTACTCCCCGCCTCCATCGACTCGATGATCGCGATAAGCTCCTTCTGGGCTTCCTTGAAGAGCTTCAGAATGTCCCCGTTGCTGAGGCCGTCTTTGATGATTTGCTCGCCGACCAGCATCTACAAAAGGGGAATCGCATAGGCCAAACGAATCGTCAGGAGCAGCGTGAAGAGCGAACCAAGGAAGAAGGCCCAGACGGACGCAGCCATCCACAGCACTTCCCGCGTGCGGTACGAAAGCAATGCGTCGATCGCCTTTTGGACGTTGGCCTCGGTGAGCATTTCGCGAGGATCGGCTTCACGAACGCGCCAGGAGTTTGAAAGCATGCCCCCAGATTACACCTCTTCGGGGATCGGCGCATTTCCGTTCTGCCCCATTTGGAACTGAGGCTCACGCTCTGCGTCTTCCTTGATTCGTTCCATCTCAGCCTCAAGCTCCTCGCCTTCAATCGCTTGGAACCGCGCGACAGCCGTTTCCTGGGATGCAATGCCCGCCGTCACCGCGTCGCCCCACACCTCGACGTCGTGCTTCCAGTCCTTCGGAAGTCCCGCATCAAACGTGTTGACGATCGGCACCTCGCCCTTGCCCCCCTCGATCTTGTCTCGAATGCGCATGATCTTCTTGATCGCTTCGTCGTACTTCCGCTGATACCGCCGAACGCGCTTCAGGAGGGACATGAGCCGCACGCGCAGGGATTCCGCGGATTCCACGCCGCCCTTCTCATCGCCTTCCAAAAAGACGTCGGGCGTCTGCGTGAGCTTGGCGATTTTGCGCACGATGGATTCCATGTGCTTAAAATTCTCCTCGATCATCGGGTTGTCGTTCGTGACGTACCTGGCATCGGGTTCGCCCGCTTTCGCGAGCAATACTTCAAGATCGACACGTTTGATCTTGCCCGTCTTGGTATCGCGAGTCGCGGACGTCTCGGGGATTTGTAGCAACGGGTCCAGGTGCTTCAGCATTTGCAGGGAGACCTGCGTGATGCGGTCGTTGAGTTCTTCGAGCAGAGGAAGGACGGGGAGCAGGATGGACGCGCCCAGGCGTTCCAAGGCCGTCTTGCGGAGATCGATACTGACAAACGGCAATTCATCCAGGTCCGTGTCCTGGCGAACGTAGAGGCCCTGGACGGTTCCCTCCCGCGTGATGCCAGCCGCCGACAGCTCGACTTGCTGCCCGATCCTCCCGCCCCTGTATTCCCACAGCGAGTATTCGATCACCGCCTTCTTGCCGTCCATGAAGTAATCCTCGACGTAGTAGTATTCCTTCGTCTTCACGCCGTCTTCGGAGTAACAGATCGGGAACGCGATGCGAGGATTGTTCGTTTCCTGCCCGTACCCCACGCCGTCCCAGTTCGGGAAGTAGTGGCGGAAAGGCACTTCTTCGATGTATGCCTTGCCGTCTTTTTTGTAGAGCTTGAAGTGCGCGTGGCCGACGTCTTGCAGCAGGAGGGACGATTCTTCGAGCTTGGTCATGAGGGAGTTTCGCTCGACGAATTCATCGATCTTCTTTTGCGCTGCCGACTGATCCCCTTCCACTTTGTCGTCCACCGCGATCTTGACGGGCTCGCCAAAGAGGAAGTCCGTACCCGTGTCGATGATGACGGGCGCGACGTTCAGTGCGATCGCCAGGATTTCGCTCTTGTCCTTGTCGTTCGCAAAGAACTCCTTCAGACGGAACACACCGCGCTTGGTCTTTCCCTCGTGATCGAACACGTCGCATTTGTAGATGCGGTACAGGTCTTCTTCCTTCGCCACGCGGTTGAGATCGGCGTCCGACGGGAAGATTTTTGGGATGGGCATGGGGACATTCTATCAGAAGTTAGTCCGCGCGTACTCGCCGAACAACCTTCTGGCGGCTTGATCGTAAGCTCGTGCCGCCTCTTCCTCCTTTGCAAAGTAGCCAAGGCTGTAACGCTTGCCATGTTTCTGAGCATAAGCATGCCACGGCCTGTTTTTGTTTCTCCACAAGAACATCACGCCCTTGTACTGTGATCGTCCCCATCCAATTTTGTTCGCATTGTTCTCCGCTTGCGTGCATTTCCTGAGATTGGCCCGTCGATTGTCCAGTCCGTTTCGATTTCGGTGCTCTCCTATTTCGTTACCAGAGCAACCAAGTATCATCCGATGCATACTTACCCTGGCGTAAGCCTGCTTTCCATTCTCGCGTCTCTCGCCAGGAACAGGAATATTCGTATACGCATAAGCCGTATGTCGATCAACCTGGACATGCCAGGTGTACTTGCTCAGTACCGCAAAATCCGCATCATCAACTATTGCGACAAAGCCTTTGGAAAGTGGTATGGTCTGCACGCTGAAGTAGAACGTCAGCAGCATACGCCCTCCCTCAAAGCGAAGGAAGGCGTTTGGCTAGTTCAATCCAAGCTCTTCTTTGGTCGCAGTCATCCTGCCGGCCCTTAGAGCGTCAGGAATCAAGTATAATGCGATTGCCGATTGGAGCACGCAGTCGTCCTTGTATCCCTGCATCGCTTCGTACTGCCCCTTCTCGTTGATGATGAACTTCAGGAACTCGTTTTGAACGGCCTGGGAATACACCTTCACCACCTCCTCGTCGATCAGCCCCGCCAGATGGTCGATGATGAGCGGTTTCGTTTTGAGATTCGTATACCAGCCCCATTTGAGCGTTGATTTCTTGCTCTTGTGATCCACCTGCGTCGTGGTGTGAATCATCTCGCGCGGGTACGGCATCGGATCGTCAATGCCTACGTGCTCAACCAAATTGTTTATCACCGTGAGTCCGTGGTCCGTGGCCTCAATGGCGCAGTATGCCCAGTTGTATTCCTTGCCGATGCGATACACGATTTGATGCAGTTTGCTATACGGCCATTTGGCTCGGAACATGCAGACCTTTTGCAATGTCTCGCAGTCCCACACGCCGATCGAGGTGTAATCGGTGCCGCCCTCGGGCTCGTCGTTGGTCTTGAGGTTCTCTTCCCCGGCACCAGAGGCACAGTCCACGCCGATGATGTACCGCCTGCCTTCCACGGGCTTGAACCAATAGAGCAACCTGCCTTCCATCTTCGATTCGATGGGAGGACGGATCGGCCAGTCCATGATCTTCTCGCGGTCGAAAGGCGAGCGGCCCGTGGTCAGGAACGCCTCTTCGGGCGTGTACGGAAACTCCTGCTTAAACTTCTTTTTCTTGGCTGGGTCACGGAGCTGCCTTCTGCGCCAAGAGATGTTGCCCAAGGTCACGCCCGGCTTTGAGAGAACGACTTGCTCATCTTCCGTGAGTGTTTCCTTGAATGCCTTCTCGTCTTCGATCTCATCGGAGTAGTCCTCATCGTCCTGCGCACCGATGAAGACGCCCAGGTAATCGCTCAGGAACGCGATGGCTTGCTGCCATAGCTCGTAGAACAGCCCTCCCATGCCATTCGCCGTCGTCTCGACCGTGACGTACCCGCCGTCCACCACGGCTCCAAGCGTCGCGGTGAGCACGTCCACGGCGTTCTTGATGAACGCGGCTTCCGACACGTGCAGGCCGTGGAGCGTATCGGAACGGACTTCCAGGGCGACGTAGATGCGGGAATTGATGCCCTCGAAGTACAGCTCGTGGGCGTTGTCGTACTTCGCCTTCGGCTTTTCCCAGATGCGACCATCCGCCAGCCGTATCCGATCCGGACAGGATTGATACGCGAACTTGATGATGCGAAATAGCTTGTGCAGGGAGTCGCGGCGGTGGGCCAGGATGCAGGTGGTCGTGTTTGGCGTGAACAGCGTCCGATCCAGGTGGAAGATCAGGAAGAACGTCGAAATGCCCACCTGGCGGGCTTTGAGGATGAGGAGCTTGTGCCAGAGCTGAAGGATCTTCGCGAGCCGCCGCTGCGCCTTTTTCAGTGTGAATCGAATGGCTTTCGCCTTCTTCGTCTGAATCCAGTACAGATGCTCGATCCGCCACCAGCGGTTGAAGATGCGTTCCTTGTCGTCCGGGTGCATGCGGACATTATGCCACGCCTACCAGCCGTGCGACTGCGATCGCTATTGAAGCTCCAAGAATGCCACCCGTGAACGCAGGCCAGAATGGATCAACGTCTATCAATATCAGATTGAGTTCACGCATCCAGTCAGTCCAAGTTCTCTGTGGAACGAATCTCTCAGGCACGACAGCCTCGCCTTGCGATTCCTCCTTCTCAATTCCCAGGGGCTTCGTAAGCTCGGCGACGACATCGATCTTCTTCATCGCCAGAATACGGGATTGCTGAAGTGGACATTTCCTCCAACGGCTCGCATCTTGTTCATTTGCCTCTCTGTCTCAACACCGGCGTCCAGCGTCCGCTTTATCGCACTGAACCAAGACGGTTTCTTCGCAGGCTCGGCTTCCAGCTTGGCCAATCGAGTTTCTAGGGAATCAGCTTTCTCTTTGATCGCCTTGATCTCGCGACGCGATTCCAAGAACTCCCCTCCCACCTTTTTCTCAATGAAAGCCAGGCGGGTCTCAAGGGCTTTCTTCATGATCTCAGCAGACGAATGAATCTCCACCTCGTGCTTCGAAGGCGATTCATTGAGCACCTTTCCACACCAAGTGATCGTGAAATTATAATAGCACGTGAGTCGGTCATGTAGCCTGTCACGAAGTTCGCTGATCTTTTCTTCGTGCTTAAAATACTCTTCGCAGAGAGCAATCTTATCGACGTACGACAGCACCTTTGGAGATTTGGGGCGGGAGACCATAGAGAATAGTTAGGAAGTGAAGGATATAACATTCATCAGACACGACGTTTTTGATGTCTTCCCGATTACCAGAAACCAGTTTCCTTCTTTCGGACTTTCACCTCGCCTCCACACCATCGCTTCGCCTCTACTGACCATTTCAAAGAACGTCTGGGCATTCTCTTTATTCGGGAACTCGGCTTCGATGGATAATTCCAGTTCATCGTTCATTTGGAGAGTTAGAAATCAAAACACAAACGGCCCCACGACAAACAGGCACGCCCGTCGTGAAGCCGTTGGTAGTTTGATGCGTGCCTGCATACGAGCGAAGAGTAGCGCGGCAGGAATCTAGTGTCAAAAGTTTTCCGGCTATGCGTTCTCCGCCGCCTGCTGAACCTCAACGTCGGTTCCGAACAAAATCTTCTTCTCTTGCGGGTTGATGTATGCACCAAGCTCAGGAGGCACTTTCAGTGGCATCTTTTCCAGAGAAGCCGCGACGGGATCGCCTTCTCCATACTTTTCAATGAGTTTCTCAGCCAGGTAGGTCAACACCTCTTCTCGTTCGCCCTGAGTATTATTCTCAACGACTCCTTCGACATAATTGGTCCAAGAAACCTCATACCCTTGAAACTCAAAGCTCATTTGCTGTTCTCCTCCATCTCCTTCGCTTCCTTCGGGGATTTGGCCTTGGGTTTGTCAGGCTCCAGGTCTCCGTACCCGAGCGTGGTATCCGTATTCTCGTTGATATTACGACTTATCTTCTCGGGCAAGCCCCGGGCTCGCAGGTACATGCGGAAGAACTTGTCCACCGCGTCCATCGTGCCAAAGAGCTTCGTCAGTCGCTTCTCGGCGCCGAGGCGGTCGATGTCCGTTGGGGCGTTCTCGCGCATGAGCTTGAAGTCATCGAGCATGCGCTTCTGAAAGACTTCAGCCATCTGCTCAAACGTCTCGGCAACGCTGTCGAGAACCTGCTGCTGCCTGGCCTCTCGCTCCGCATGGTACTTCGTCCACCGATCTTTCTCTTCCTGCGCGAGCCGCTCGGCAAAGCCATGCTCCTTCGCATACGCCGCCCAGGTGTGGTCCCGAGGCGGAACGCGGTTGCCTTCGCCAGCCTCGGCAGCAAGACGCTTTGCTTGCCAGACGTTCCCGACAGCAGCAGCCCAGTACTGATAGAGCAGCTCCGGTTCGTATCGCTCACGGGCCTTTCGAGTTGACGCGGTTTGTCCCTTCTTGCCTGGCATCACGAATAAGCCTACACCGTCCGGCACCATCCGCCAACTGGGGGCCGCTCTGCCATTCCCAGACGGCCAGTTTGAGCCGTCATCATGGGAGCGCCGGAGGAAGCGGGCCAGGTCTTCCCTGCCAAACGTCCTGAGCACCGCGCACGATGAAGAGTAACGGGATGGGAAGGTTGAGAAGCGGAGACGATACGGTGTAGGCGTTAATCATAGGCGTGGGGAGAAGGCTGGAAGGATTGCCCCACGGTCCGCATGGACTGGAACTTCGATTTGCTCGACGTATGGATCAGGCGGTGCTCGCTCCCGACGATCAACCAGTAATAGAACCTCTCCCCCTTGAACCGCTCGATTAAAAAGACCTCTCCGCGTGAAGCGTATTTGAACTGCATGCCATCGTGGAACACCTCGGTTGGAAAGGTCGAACGAATGGCCGCGAACGCTTGGTCGATGTTCACGGAATGACAGTGTAGCAGCAGAGCCAAGGCAAATAAAAACCACGCCTTGCGGGGTGATTCGCAGACGTGGTAGTGTTCAATTGCTCAGAGAACGGACCAAGTAAAACTCAAATCCGTTCAACGCGCAAGTCATGGCATCCACTTTCTGATGCACGGTCAAGGTCTCCCCTACGACGCATGCTCTGGGTTACGCCCTACGGAACAAGGTGAGTCCAGTCGGTAAGCCACTCCGTAGAAGAAGCTCCACTGCACGATGATGGCCTACGATCAGCCCCCTGCAAAAGAGAACGGATACCTTCCACTTCGGGATAGGACACGGGAAAACATTTGAGGGCCAGTACCATCCTTCCTGCGGTAACGAACACTTAAAGTCGCCAATAGGCCGTCTACAGAACAGTGGTAGACCTTTGGCTTTCCTCTGTTTGCTATACTGGGGTGGGTTCCGAGGAAAAACAACACCCAATGATGTTTTGATCCTGGCATTGGATACACGGGACATCCCTCTTCATCTTGGCATCCCAAAGAATCCCCTCACCGTCGCATGCCTCACATTGTTCCATTAGGCCAGAGTCAGAAAGACATCGACTCTCGGCTCCTCACCATCAGGGCACCAGAACTTCTGACAGGACGTTGAAGAGATTTGCTCGTCCTTCTCGAAGAGAGCGTCCTCCACGGCTTTGAGAACATTGCTCGCATCGGGCTTCTGACGGTGGGGCTTCCCGGCCATCTGCTCCCGTGTCGATGCGTTCCAGGACTTCGGCATGGGAAACCAGGCGAAGCAAGCGAGGCCGAGCATATCCGCTTCGATCTTCTTGCCCGGATCGCCCGTGGCCGTTGCCCTGGCAAAGTCGCAGAACTCTCGATACCGCATGACGCAGTCCCGCTGCTTCCAAACATCGGAACGGGTCATTCTGGGTTTCGGAACAGGTTCGTGGAGGATCGAGAAAGAGGTGCGCACGGGGCCAGGGTACCTGGGAAGCCGTTAGCCGCGCTAGCCAAAAGGCGGGTCCGGGGCTTGATCCCCACCCCTCTTTTCAGGAAAGTGACGGGATCATGTAGGTTCCAAGTGGAGCGAGTCTGGGGAGACAGCCTCCGCTCGGAGCTTTGGCAGGCACCAAAGGCTACCGGCACGATCCCGTCGGGCGAAATCGTACGCCTACGGGCCGCGCCGTCAACGAATAGGCGGCGTCGATGTCCACTGACGACCAGTTAAATATCGTAGCACAAAAACTTCGTCAACTTGACCCAAACGGCGAGAGGATTTCAAAGGTCTTACGAAAGACGATCGATCAGCTTTATGACGGACAGCACACGGGGCGATATCGGTGGGATCAATTACATAAGACGGAAAAGACCCATTGCGGAACTCTCGTCGAGATCAATCTGCACCGAGAATTTAAGTTTGATGACGGCGAGAAAATGGATTATTGCATCGAAGGAATCGATGTGGACTGCAAGTACTCGCAGGACATGTATAAGTGGATGATTCCGCCGGAGGCGATGGATCATCTCTGCATACTCTTGAGTGCTGACGACGAAAAGAGCATTTGGAGCTTGGGTTTCGCACGGATCAAAGAGGAAATTTTGACCGGCGGGGAAGGGAATCGAGATGGCAAACGGACCATCTCTGCTGGTGGTAGGGCCAGCATTCATTGGGTATTCAAAGACGCGGCACTTCCGCCCAATATCCTGCTTCAGCTCGATCGGGAAACGGTGGAGCGAATCATGCGAATGCCAGATGGTCAGAAGCGTATAAACGAGATATTCCGTGTCGCCCAAGGCGAACGGATTGGAAGGGGTGTGATCGCTACTCTCGGGCAGCAAGATGACTACATGAAGCGAGTTCGCGAGAATGGTGGTGCAAGGACTCGTCTCAAGAAAGAAGGCATCATAATTCTAGGTGACTATGCGGAACATCGTGAAATAGCGCGAGGTCTGGGCGTGGCTGTTCCCGATGCGGGGGAATCAATCAGTGTTCGAGTAAGCGAGTCAGGCGAAGCTACCTCTGGCACGGTGCTCCTTGAGGGGAAGTATTGGAAGGTGGCTGAGGAAAGTGACCCTGTAGCCCCCGCGCCAAGCTGTCCACATTCACAAAAGAAACCGAGCCAAGGAAAAAAGAAGAGAACGAGGAAGAAGGGTTAGGCCAGCCGCAGTTTTCCTTGGACAGATTTCACCCGCTTCTCCGCCAGTTCGTTGTACGACGGATTCAGTTCTATCAATATGGCTCGTCTCTCTTCATCGCATGCGACCGCACCAGTGGTACCCGAACCGCCAAATGGGTCGAGAATCGTGTCACCTGGCTTTGAGGAGAGCCGAATGCACCTTTGGACCAACTCCCGAGGGAATGCGGCGGGGTGTCCGTTTCCACTGGTATCGGGGCCTAATTTCCAGTAGTTACGAAGGTTCGCACCCGATTCCTCGCGTACACCTTGGGAATCGTAGTAATACGATGGTTGCTTCGAGAACAGGAATACATCCTCCGTCGCGTTGGTAGGTCTATTTCTAACACTTTCGGGCATCGCCGTTTTCTTAATCCAAACGATGCGAGAGCGAAGAATCCAACCGTCTGCCTGGAGTGCGAACGCGACACGCCACGGCATGCCCATCAAGTCACGATCTTTCAGGCCCCACACTTCCGGCACTTTGCAGTTTCGCTTCTGTATCAGCTTCTTCGTATTTCCCACCTTCGCGTTGGGGCCGCAATTCCCCACGCCGCCATTCCGTGCGTAGCCGTCCCCCACATTCAGCCAAAGTGTTCCATCATCACGGAGTGTTCTTCGCACTTCGCGGAAGACGCTGACCAGATTGGCAACATACTGCTCGGGCGACGACTCCGCACCGATCTGATCGGGGTGATCGTAGTCTCGGAGACCCCAGTACGGAGGCGACGTGATGCAGGACTGAATACTCTTCTCGTCAAGACTTGGAAGGATCAGTCGGCTATCGCCCGTCAGGATTGTGACCGCACCACGATTCATTTTCTTTTTGTCAGCCACGCTGCCCGCCTTCTTCAATTTCCCTACCCGCGAAATCTCGTTCTCTAATTCACCGATCCGCGACCCGCACTTGTCTCTTCGCTTCCCGATCGAAACAGCGGGTTCCGATTGCTGAGGTATCGCTCTACGGCCTCGCGAACTACCCAGGCCACGGACACCTTCTTCTGCTCTGCGAGGCGTTGCAATTCTTCATAGTCGGCTTCGTCGAAGCTCACGGATAAGCGGACCGTCTTCGCTTTTTCTGTTTTTTTCATGATGCTGTCTCCCCACGCATCACTTTACACCACGGTGATGCGTTTTCAAGGGTATTCACCTAAGTCGTCAACCCACAATGCTTTGCGTCGATGTTAAGGCGCTTTATCATCCCCACATGACTTTCGGAACACTGATTCGCCAGGCACGGTTCGACAAGCGGATGACCCAGGAGCAGCTTGCAATCACCACCAACCTGTCCCGCCAGACGATCATGAGCATTGAGACAGGCAAGGACACTCGTCTTTCAATCGCTCTTAGGATCGCCCGTGTGCTCGACATCTCCCTCGACTCTTTGAAATGAGACCTCCCAACTCTCCCCACCGCCGCCGCTCCGATCTCACACGCCATCCTGCGGTGTTCTTCCTGGCGTTGCTTGTGGGGCTGATTCCGCTTATTTCCGCGTTCTGATCTACAAATGTTCTCTTGGCACCCTCTCTTATCGGCCACTGTCGAAGAAGCCTACGAGAAGGCGAGGGATGACGACTACCGCAATAAGCACCCGCACACCGTAGCCAGGCTCTCTCCGGTCAAGCCGATCGTCGTCCACGAGTTCAAACGCTAATGGCCTTCTTCCATCGCTATCCAGCGGCGAGAACCTGCGTCGTCCTGATCCTGCTCATCCTGGCGTTCCACCTGGCGTCCGTTGCGTTCGCGGAAGAACCGTTTGAATACTGCCGCGCAGAGACGTACCCGATCCCCGTGCCAAAGACTCCCGCTGAGGTACTGGCCGACGCATGCGGGGGCGATGCACGATGCGTCTGCATCAACGACGCCATCTTCGTCCATGACTCATCGTGGGCCACGGCTGGTGTTGGTGCGAAGGCCCTGAATCCCTGCAACCTCCGCCCACCGACCAAGTGGACGCCCTCGGTTCCGTTCACCGAGCACCAAAGCAAAAACGGTGTCTTTGCGAAATTCGATACGCTTGAGGAAGGAATCATCGCTTGCGTGGAGCTTTGGACCCGCAGCTACAAAGGGCTCTCCGCATTCGACACGGCAAAGGTATGGACGGGCAACAAGATGAATGCCTTGTACGGCGAGAAGCCCGCCGAACGGGCCTATATCGCAGCTATCGAGGCTTGCGCGAAATAGCGAAAAGTGCTATCATAATAGGTACATACACATTCACATCTTTCCCCCTTCCCTCATGGTCTACACAGACCCCTTCCTCAATTCCGTGCGTATTCGCACGTTCAACGGCGGTGTCTTTACCGTCGAGCTACTTTAATCCCTCCCCACAAACACACATGGAGAACAAAACACTTCGCGGCGTCATCTGGCACAAGATCGTTGACCTAATTGACACCCTGGCCCTCTCGTCTCTGATCCGATACTTCTCGCTCGTGTTCTTCGCGGGCATCCTCTCCTCGGCCTTCTTCGATGGCGGGGCGATGATCCAAGCTCTCGCCGAGTGGCGGGGCGGCGCGATCCCGAACACGGTCCTTTGCTTCGCGTTGGTCCTGAACGCTCCCCGCTTCCTGCGCCTGGTCGTGTCGGCAGTAGGGGAGTCGTCCGTCGCTCCCGAACAGGCGTACCAGGGGGGAGCCATTGAAGGCATCCCGACCGGCGTGTTGCTCGACCACCTCTTCACCGAGAAGACCTTCAAGCGTGCCGAGATCGAACAGAAGTTCCGCGTCCCACGGTACAAATACTCGGAGCTTTCCAGGGCACTCCGCGACCTTGGAGTTCTGACCTCGGGCGAGAACAACGCGACCATCCTGGCCCCTGGACTCCGCCGCGCGGAAGTCGCCCGCATGCTTGAAGGCAAGACCTCGGCGGAGGACTTGAAGCCCGGAATCAACATTGTTAGGTACCCCTCTCAATCCCCTTCTCCCGCCCCTTCCTTTGTCCGCCGCACACTCGCGCAAACCGCATAGGCAAGCCATGCGCGGCTCATGTGCAACCGACCTGGCGGCACATGACAAACCGCCTTGATGTCTAAGTTGCTTGACAATGAAAAGGGGAGCGCGTACTGTCTCCCCGCTACTTCCTTCCTCCCACTTCTATGGTTTCCCTTCTTATCGCCTCGGCCCTCACCATCGGCCACATTCCCGAACCGCCTCGCAACTCGACGATGTGGTACGACAATCAGATCCAGCTCACGCAGCGCGTGCTCGACCGCACGATTGACGAGGACATCGAGCGCGTGCAGTACGGCAACGCCGAAGCCGTCTCGGATGCGATGCGACTCAAGGCAAAGCGTCACAAGGCGTCGATGGTTTCTCACTGCTGGGGCACGCTCGGCTATCTCTCGCTTCCGCAGATCGAATGCGGTGAGAAGACGCGGCAGTAATCAATTGCGAATCGGTGAAAGGGCTCCGCGAGTTCGGGGCCTTTTTTTGTTGCCGGGATCGCGGCCCGCTCGGACTTCCCAAGAGTCCGATAGTGAGGCCGCAAAAGGGATCGGTTGCGCTCTTGGATTCCTGAGCTACAATGCTCGCCATGCTCACACTTGAAGAATACGCAGCCCGGGAAGGCATCAGCTATTCCGCCGCCTGCGAACGCAAGAAGGCCGGAACGATCAAGACGCAAGAGAAGTACGTTCAACAGACCGTGACGAAACGGATCAAGCGAATCTACGTCATGGATGAAGATGTCAAGCCTTAGTGTTTGTAATCTTGGATTACAAGAGTACAGTCACCTCATGCCGATCACTGGAGCCACTATCACCATCAATCGCGAGACAAAGAAGATCGTGTCCTCGCAGTACGGTGAGATCGAGTACTTCGATTCCTGCGTGGACTGCGGAACCTCGATCGACGATGACCGCCGCCGCGCGGCAGCTCGGCACGGCTCACCCTGCAAGCGGTGTCGGGAATGCTCCAAGAAGGCCCGCCGCGACTGGATCAATCGCTGACTCTTCATTTTCCCCTCTCTCATGCAACCCATATCTCCCAACGCATACGCGATGATGCTTGCAACCTTAGATGCAGCCGACTTGGCCAGAAATGGCGACATGTCGGCGGAGAGAATCAAGGATCGGGTTGACCAGTTACTCAGGGCAGCAAATCTAGAGTGTGGTGACTATCGAAACTATCTTCCAAATTGATCTGTATGACTCCTCTCGAAGAACTGACGGCCACAATCCAGGAATGGATCGAAGCTCTCCGTGGCCTGGAAGCCGCCCTCGATCGGCTCGGCAACTGAATCTCGTCTTTATTCACTTTCACTTTCTCTCTTCTATGGAGCACACACCTGTATCTCTAGGCATATCTACTGTCTTGAACATCGAAATTTTCCTGTCTTCGCATACGTTTGGTCATATCTCATTCTCCACGGATTGCCCTAGAGGCGAGCGCGACGGAAACAAGGTAATCATCTACCAAAGAAAAATCTGCGAATCGTCCGAGATTCGACAACTGACAGAGGAGTACATAGCCACGACGATCCTAAAGAACTTGCCGCTAACAAAGGACGGGCTAATCGACTTTCTGCTTCAGTCGAAGTCGGAAATGAAGTGGTATCTATTCCTGGCAGAAATGTGCCGAACAGAATCTTGCAACACAATAAACGCGGGCCGACTCGTAATTGATTTCCTTGGTGTTATAAAAGCGATCGACGAAAAGCAGATGAACAATAAACTACGCAATGAGACTCGACGCGCTGCCCGACGCAGCAACCGAAAATAGCTCTATCTCCGCCCCCTCGGGCATTCCCCCTCCATCCCATGTCCTCCCCACTTCCTTCCTTCAAAGTCTCGGCCAAGCAGACTGTGTACTTCGAGGCAACGATCCAAGCGATCGATGAAAAGTCGGCCCTCAAAGCTGCGAAAGCAGTTTGGGGCACCGATCGCGACCTTGCCTGGACCGAAACAAAGCGCGACGCCTTGAAGATCATGGACATCAAGAACGATCCCTTTTGAACCCGGCGAGTATCCCGCTACGGCGGGACTCCCGGCGGGTTCCCCGCCATCCTATTTCTTTCACCCCATTCAGCTATGGAAACAGCAACGTCCAAAGCAAATCTTCCAGCAACCCTCTCCGAACAGCGGAGACAGGAAATCATGGCAAAGGTCCGCGGCGAATTTCGCGGCGGCACCAAGGTTCCCTTCATCCAGCAAATCAAGATGAAGAACGTCAAAAACCCCCTCGACCAATTCGAGAAAGGGGAGTGGTACACAATCAAAGAGAATGACGAAGGCGAGAAGGTCTACGAGTCGATCGGGACGGAGCCCGAGGTCGTGATCCTGAAGCGTTGTTACTCGTACAGTATGTACGACAAAGACAACGAGAAGATGCTCGCCTGGACGAACGAGATCGATGGCTTCTCCGCGTTCCACAATGTTTGCGTCGTGAGCATGGAGCACGGCAAGCCTGAAGCCGCCTTCGTTGGCGACTTCAAGAAGTTCCAGGCCGCGAAGAAGGACATCGAGCGCCAGCTCGGCTACAAGTTCAAGTTCGTGAACGTGCTTTACGTTCTCTACAAGGACGAGGTGTACCGCCTCATCGTGTCGGGCGCATCCGTGACCGGCGTGAAGGACGGTGAGAAGTACGGTTCGTATCAGGACGTGCAACCAGGCTCCCTCGAAGACTTCAAGAATTACATCGTGTCGTCGGAATCCGAGTGCTACTTCTTCACCCGTTGCAAGCTGGGCCACAAGTTCCTCAAGAAGAACGAATACTACGTCTCGACGTTCACGACGGCGGGTGCCGTGGCCGATGCGGAGCGCGACCGCATGCTCCTGCTGTTCTCCAAGGTGGAAGACACCATTCAAAAGCTTTTCATGGTCCGATTCGCACCACTGCTCGCAGGACGCCCAGAAACCGATGACAGCGTTCCCGAGTCCGCCGTCGATGACAAATGGGATGCAAACGACGACTCCGACATCGTGTAACCGAATATAGGGGCGGGGATACTCGCCCCTCTTTCTCCCCCTTCATTATGAAATCCTACCTAGTATTCATCGCAGTTTTCGGGCTTGTCGTTCTGACTTCCGTCGGAGATACGATGTGCGCCGAGTCCTACATGTTCGGTGCCAAGCAGTACGCCGAAGTCATGCTCGGCCTGCTGATAATCTTTTCTATTGGTTTTCTCGCTGGCATC